TATTAGGTTTCCTTTTCCTGCCATCTTTTGGTTCCCAGGATCATAAACAGGCCATTACTGGTTATCTGTTCGCTTTTTGCTCCGCAGCGAGTTTCTCTCGATGCCTACGATCAAATTGGGCTGCGGCAGTCGGGAATGACCCCGACCAACCCTCCAATCTAAACGCTGGAGCAGATATTATGCGGTCGGCTTTGCCTCCGCATTCGCATTGAACTTGAGTCAGCTCATAACTGACCAATTTCTCAATACGATGCCCATTTTCACAGGCAAATTCAAACATTCGGCGCATTTAATTCCTCATAAGCGTCAGAGCTGACTTGTCGCAAGTTTTTCAGCCATAGCAAAATTGAAAGTTCGCCTTTCTTGAATTGTAGACTTTTTTCGTCTTCAACAGCAGAAAGATTATTTAACGCAATCACCATTTCGTCAATGTCTTCTACTAGATCGTGCCACCCTTTGGTGGCCATCATAGAGAATCTATCTTCGTAATATTTTTGCAGTTCAGGCGTCATTCAAGACCCATGCTGTTGTGGCTTCATCCCACGAATACATCGCGCCATCGGTAGGCATAGCTACTGGAGGCTGCCAAACAACATTGGCGTCTAATGTCCAGCTTGGAAATGGTTGCGGAGGAACAAACGCATCAATGTCAGCATTGTAGGTATAACCTATACCCGCATAGTTTCCACGAAACGGAGTGCCGCCGTTGTTGTGGACATTGCCTCTAGTATTGTAGCTAGTGCGTTTACATACCTGCCCCCGAAAGTCTCCATACCATTGTTCCCAATTAACGCTATCTTCATTCTCATCTTTGCCTGGGATGACTTCTGTAACTACATTATTACTATCTAAAAATGCGTAATGAGCCATATCAATCACCATGAAATGCTGCCAGTTCCAGCAGTAAATTTATAAATGGTATTCCCACCTGATGTGGTTTTTGTATAAGTCAAACCACCACCAATAGAAACTAAATCTATATTTGTGGACGGATAACTAATAATTACAACACCAGAAGAACCATTGCCGCCATTGCCGGTAGTGTAAGCTCCACCGCCACCGCCGGAACCGGTATTAGCTGTAGGAGCAGCAGACCCTGCCCCGCTACTAACCCCGCCAGCACCACCAATACTTGAGCCGCCTGTACCTGGAGTTCCAGAATCAATGCCGCCGCCGCCTCCTCCTCCATATACCGTAGAAGAACCGCTTATGCTTGATGTTTGACCAGCCCCGCCGTTACCAGCACTTCCACCTGACGAAGTTCCTCCAGCAACAGTAGCACCACCGCCAGCACCACCGCCATAACTTGGAGAGCCATTACCGGCAGAGCCATTAGTCCCTTGACCAGATGTGCCTGTACCAGCACCAGTCGCGCTACCACCACCCGCGCCGCCGCCCCCTGAACCCCCATTACCACCAGCAGACCCGCCAGCGCCACCATAGCCGCCGCCCGAAGCAGTAATAGATGAAAAAACTGAATTACTTCCAACAGTTCCAACACTAAGAGTGCCACCAGAACCTGAACCGCCAACAGTTACAGTATAAGAAGTAGAGCCAGCAACACTTAATGTTGATTCTAAATACCCGCCAGCACCGCCGCCACCGCCCGAAGCCCCAGGGCTTACTGTTCCAGAGCCACCACCGCCGCCGCCACCAAGGACAAGATAACTTACTGATGTAGGAGCAACAGCAGCACCACCAGCCATTGCTTGCATCAATTTAGTAAAAGCAAACATCCTGACTCCTTATGGTGTGTAACCTGCTGCTACAGAGCCGTACCAGTTAGTACCGTCAGCCACAAACGTCAGAATATCCATCTTGCCAGCCGTAGCCGTAATGGTCGGCGCACCAGCAGTGCCAAACTTAACACCAGTAAACGTAGCAGTACCGTTACCAGTTGATGCGGCTTGCTTTAACAATAAAATGAATGACTTACCAGCCGTAGCTGTAGGCATTGTGAATGTACAAGCCGTAGAGGCTGTGAGAGTAGCTGTCTGGACTGTGCCGTTAGTCAATGACAATGTGCTAGCAGTTGTGACAGTACCGATAGAAACCACACCTTCGGTGTAATTGTTGACCGATGGATTAGTTAGCGTTTTGTTGGTTAGTGTCTCTGAGCCTGTTGGCGTTACATAATCAGTTCCAGCAGTCGCCGCAGTAAACGCACTCGTTCCATTGCCTTTTAACACGCCGGTTAATGTTGTAGCGCCTGAACCGCCATTGGCTACCGGCAATGTACCAGTAACTTGGGTAGCAAGATTTACCGACCCCGTAATGGTTTTTAGCTGACCGCTACTGTCATACGCGCCGTCGGTTGTCCATGTGTCGCCGACAGCCAAGGTCACTTTAGCGATTGTGCGCTGTGTGGCGTTGTTGTCGTACTTAACAAATAAGGTAACCGCTGCGGTGTCGCCGTTATAGATCGTAATGTCTTTAACGACACGACGATATGTACTAGCTGGAGCAGGTACAACGCTCACATCCGTTGTACCGTTTAATGCGCCGTCTGTTGCGCCTTCGGTGATGCCTGACCCTGCATTATCCGCATAGGTGGCAACGAATGTCGGGTTGGTCGTGGCCGCTGCGCCAGACATGGCCACTTGAATGCTGATGGTGGTCGCATCTAAAACTAAAGTCTTCATTTTTTACCTCTTAAGATAAGAACCAAGCGTATGCTCCACCGTCGCCAGAGCCGCCACCGGACGCCGCAATTGTAATGGCTCCAGCGGCGTTTGTGATAGTGACGTTCGACCCAGCGGTAAGATTGGCTTTCTCCCACAAACTGGTTGTCTCGTTATAGATCAACACTTGGCCGTTGGTAGGATTCTGAGCCGACACGTTGTGCAGCTCGTCCATCTCGTAGCCGTTTTGGACGCGCACATAAATCAGACCATTGCCAGCATTTGCTCGCTCAACCGTACCGATATAGACCAAATGATTGGGTGCGTAGGGCTTGGTTGCAGTCAAAGCGCCCGCTGTTGCACCAAGGTATAAAGAATCCCCCGCTGTATAAGCGCTAGTGTTTAAGCCACTCAATACACCTTGGCAGATAATCATGCCGGTAGAGCCAGCGGTGATGTTTTCAGCCGCTAAACCAAAAGTCTTAGCTGATGTCGCGTCGCCTGTGTTATTGGCCAACTTGACCGACACACGATCTCCGGTTGCACCAAACGCATAAACCGCTTGACCTTTGGTGATCGTCGTTGCTTCAGCATTGGTCGCTCTGGCGTACAACGTCTGGCCAACATCAGCCGCTATGGCTGACGTTAAACCGACAGCCAACGTGTTTTGATCACTATTCCAATACAAACGACCCACCGCATTGGTGACCGTGGGCGTAATATCAAAATCGATGTAGTCTGGTGTGCCGATAACGGTGGCACCAGCAACCGCACCCGTGTCGCTAATCGTAACAGCCGAGTTTTGTAGCAGTTTGCCGGTCGTGGTATCAAATCTGGCTACGGCATTGTCTGTCGCTGACGACGGGCCAACCACATCGCCCGAACCAGCGGGTGTACCCCATGATGCGTCGGTGCCGTCGGTGGTTAAGAACTTACCTGAATTGCCAGTTTGGTCTGGCAGACTAGCACCACCACTACCACCACCCGATGCACCTTGGTTGATGATAACTTTTAGGCGGTCGGTAATGTCTGGCGGGAGTATTTCACCGGCATTGATCTCACGGCCATTGGATAGTGTGATGACTAGGCTATTGTCGAAGTCCAGACGTATATCAGCGATCGATATACCGTCGTTACCATCCATGCCATTGACGCCATCGATACCATCACGGCCATCGCGTCCGGCTGCGCCGTCTTTTCCATCTTTGCCATCACGACCATTGCGACCGTCACGCCCATCTATACCGTCGCGGCCGTCTTGGATGCTCGTAATACGACGCTCCAGCATGCCGTAGAGGTCATCGTACTTGCCCTCTAAGTCGCCCTTCATCTTTTGCAGTGATGCAATGACGGCTTGCGCGTTTTCAGCGGCTTTTTTCTTCTGTAGCGCCCGAGCTTCCGACACTGTGTTGTTTACAGAGTCAAAAAGAGCGTCGGGAACTTGGTCTACGTTAAACAGTTTGTCGATATCCATTATTGCATTCCCTTTTGCAGTTCATCAAGGAAGTCATTTTCAGCATCGACGACATTATCCTTGGCTTTGCTCATCTGTAGCTCGACAATTTTCGACTTGTTCTTGATGTCGGCTTCTTTCAACATCAATTCAGCGACCTTGACGCGCTTGTCAAACTCTCTGGAGGCCATGTCAGCCTGATTAGGCAAGTTAGCCGTCAATCCTTGCTGAATCTTGGCTTGTACTTCCAAGGGTTTTAACTTAGTGTCGATCATAATCTTGGTCGCTTCAGCACGATTCTGTTCTGCTTGCGTCGTATTGACTGCAATCTGCGCTTGTGCCGCTTGCAAGGCTAATTGCTCTTGCACCATTTGCTTTTGCTGCGCTTCAGGATCAACTTGACCCATCGCATCCAGACGCTGCATCAATTCCATGCGGTTAGACAGCGAACTATTGGCCACAATGCCCTTCAAGATAATCGGCAACACCGGTGTATCAGGGCCAAGAGTCTGTAACAGGCTAATAAACTGCGCTTGTTCGTACTCACGCGCTATGATGCCAAGGGTTGCCGTTGGAATGAAGACCATATCGACCGACGGATAGCGCTCGGGGTCAAACTGCATGAATCTAAACGCCGCTTTGTTGATGAACGGAATCAAAAAGTCTTCTTGGAAGTTCACCAACGTGCGTTTGTACTTCTTGATGATCGAGGCAACCGCCATCGACATGCCAGTTCCTGCTGCGTCACGCCCTACAGCAGACACCATGCCGTTACTATCTAACGTGCCGGTCGCTTGCAAGAGCATTTGCTGGAATTTCTCGGCTGTCGTTATGCTTGAGCCATCGGTTTGGCCAAACTTGAACGGATACAAAATCTCATTCGGGTTGCCGTTGGTATAAATCGCTTTGCCTGGCTGCACTGTCAGCTTCGCACCCCTTGGCAAGCGAGTAGCATCGACGGCCATCATAGGCGAGGCAGTCAAAGCCAGAGAATCCAAGTGAGTGCGCACTTGCGCATCAATGGATTTCTGCATGTTGTAGGCTTTTTCGATTGTTCCACGGCCAGGCAATCTATTAGGGACAGTGTCAGCCTGATAGGTCAGTACCGGCCTATCCTTCATCATGTACGGGCTTTCTTCAGCCTTTAGTAACAGGCCATCGTTCGCAATGACGATGATCGCCTCAACCATGTCTTGGTAATCTTCAGCGGCTGAATCGTCAGGGAACAATTCGACGATGTCATCATCTTCCGCTTTTTTCAAATACTCTCTTGGCACCAGACCGTAGTACGTCAGCAGCAGCACCTTCTCATCTTGGTACTGACTAACTTCCTGCGTCGGCTCCAAATCCGTATCTTCATAAGTCGGGGTGATATTGACCTTGCGGTAGATACCATTTTCAATCCCGCGCACCACCTTGTGAATCGAGACGTACTTCTCAATAGCCACACCCATGCAATCCTCAACGGAGGTGCCGTTTGGATCCCACAAGAAATTCTTAGGGTTGATCGGCATCGGCTTGACCGACACTCTCGGCTTTTCCACCGTGCCGATAGCCGCTTGAGCTTGGCCTGGCATCGGCATCGTCGCTGGCACAATGTCTTTTTCCATCGATGTGACAATCTCAGCAATGCCAGTGCCGTAAATCTCAGCCAATAGCACCACTTGGTCAACGTGCTTGCGCAACTTGTCACGCTTAAAGTCTTCCATCATCTGGAGCTTTAAGAACTC